CAGAAGCATGGCAACAAGCTTCCCAAGAGTATGTCATTCGTCAAGGTGATCCTCAACAGATGATTAAGACTATGATTGAGTATTCTAAGACTCTGCCTTTGGACAAGCAACAGAGATTGCAAGGTATTCCTAACGGATCGTTGCCATCTATCAATCGCTATCAAAACTACAATAGGTAATATATGCAACTAAGTTATAACGGAGCAAGGCGTATCGGGGAGTTTGAAGGCTTCCGAGACAAAGCGTATAAGGATTCCGCAGGAATCTGGACAATCGGTTTCGGAACCATTAAAATTGATGATCGACCTGTGGCGCAAGGCGACACGATTACTCGTGAGCAAGCCACGATTCAGATGCAGAAAGACTTGGCATGGGCACAGACGGCTGTAAACAAGCTTGTCCGTCCTGGCCTAGCACAGCATCAGTTTGATGCGTTGGTATCTTTGGTGTATAACATTGGGGAGACTAACTTCAGCAAGAGTACGTTACTCAAGCATCTCAACCAGCAGAACTTTATTCTAGCTGCTCAGGAATTTCCTAAGTGGAATAAGGCTGGAGGGAAGGTGGTTCAAGGTTTGACTAATAGACGAAACGCTGAACGAGAATGGTTCGAGGGTAAATAACAAAAAGGGCTCCGATTGGAGCCCTTTTCTTTTATGTCTTAACTAATGCTGCCCAACTATGTTCAAACTCATTGGGTACTTGACTATAGATCATCTTAGCAATCTCCTGACACTCAAGCTGTGCGTGAGGATCAAGACGTTGGTTACACACCCTAGCAAAAGCCATCAGGCTACCAGACCAAATCCATTCTGTCATGGTGTTCAGTGGTAGAACCATCCGTGCTTGCTCTGGTGCAACTTCGCTTTTAATCATATCTTGATAAAGTAGTAAAGCATCTTCACAACGATCTTTTACTGCATAATCCCAAGTACGCTGCTCGTCTACAAGGCCATCACTGCCCTGTTTAGCATTTACTGGCTTTCCTCGCCATTCTTCTGGAAAGAAGAACTCAGGCTCTTCATCCACATAACGACGCGAAACTTCATTCCAGCTAAGGCCCACTTGATGCTTAACCAATTGACGAGCCACGAAGATGGGAGCTTTGATTCTAAAGGAGAGAAACGCATGTGCAAATGGGCTCCAATGTCCATGAGTAGCAAGATACTTAATTAGCTTTTATTCTGTGCATCCAAGAACTTCATAGTTTCTTGGAGAGCTTCATCCCACTCACTTGCTTTAGCAAAGCTAACTCTAGCTGCGTTAACTACTAATAGATCAGAGCCCATGTAATCCACAAGCTCTACTGACTGTTTAACTATTTTCATTATAAATGTTAATAAGTTGGTTTATTTTTTCTGTTCTACGAGAGCACATATAAGGAAGGACTGCTTTCATTACTTTAATGGCGCTAGGACCAAAGCCATCTAATCTCCACCTTGGTTTCATTGTAGGTCTTTTGGCATGGGTATAAGGCCCTCTTAAAATACAAAATGGAAAGATACTATGTAGTTTTTCAACAACATCTTTATCTGTCATATCTAACAGAAAGTAGGGATGGTGCTTACTATGTAAAGTAAAACACCCCTCTCCTTCTATTAGCCCAGCAGCCCAAGCCAATTCTAGTTCATTAGGCAATCTCACAAGCCCCATTGACACAAGCAAATTCGTGCATATTAATATTAGTGTCGTCTCCTTCGTAGGAGTTAAACTTGGTCCAATCAATCACAGGAAAGTCTTTTACAAATTGTAAATATTGGTCATAAGTAATGTCTTGATAAGGTGCTTGTTGATACACATGGTCATTGTGTGGAAGAAAACTTACCCCACCCAATTTATCTAGATTTTCATAGACCCATGCACCGACTTTCAACCACTCGTCATTTTTTACATACACTGTGATAGAAGGGTTATGCTCACACCATTGTTGTTGGAACATGAGGTAATGTTCTAACTGTCCAATAGCATTAATGTCGTTCCGAGTGACTGAGTTATCTGGTGCTTTAATTGGGAAACTAAAAACAAGATTAGAAGCATTAAACACATCTTGCTCTACAGGCACCCCTTGTTCTTTTAGAAACACTGCAAGAGGGTCTTTTATATCTGCTCGAACAGTCCGAATATATTGGGCATTATGCCGAGGATGAATACCACTAGCAGAGTCTACTAGTTGAGAAACAGTACCAGAAGGCTTAACCGTAGTGATACTTGTTGAGGAATTAATACCCAGCTTTTTAGCCCAATCCGCATTTACCTGGATTGCCGATGCACGCAATGTAGAAAGAAGCTCTTGGGTAAATTGTCCAGTTGATCGCAAAATAGCATTGTCCATAATACCAGTCATAGACACACCAAGCAATCGCTCTTCTTCACAATTCTCTTTCCACTTCTTCCGAATGTACTTAAAGTCAGTAAGAGTAGATTGAAACGTACCAAGAATAGTAGCCAGTTCTACTTTTCGTGCCATTGATTCTGGTGTATCTTCTTTGCGAATTACAACTTCAGTAAGATTACAAAATTCCATTGGCCGAAGAATAATTTCTCCACAAGGATTTGTACCCCACTCATACCCAAGCTCGCGCCTACCAGTTTTTGCTGCTTGCTTATCTGCGGCTACTCGACCAAAGATTCCACGTTCACCACTTTTACTTTCTACAAGAGCCAACCACTCTTTCATGAAAGTTTCAATGTCTGGTTTTTCTGTGTAGGCAGAACTAATATTAGCAAGACTACGCTGTTTGTCGTCTACCCACCATTGGCCATTTTTGTAGTTACGCATACGTTCATCTGACAAGTTGCTAAGGCAGATGAGGGCTGAACGTCGTACACCGCCCACAACGACAACTTCCGCAGTTTTACAGATAAGATCGCTGCACTCCACCGATGTAAGTTTTCTTCCAGCGGCTTTTGTAAAAAGGGCAGCAGTGAATCTAAAGAGGTCTTCCAAAGGGGCAGGTCCGCTTGCCCGTCCACCAAAAGTTTTGAGTCGGGCTCCAGAAGGTCGAACCTTAGAGGTATCCCATTTAGGGAGTTGGCCTTGATACAAGAGACTGATAAGTTGCCGGAATGCAGCAGCCCATCCAGTTTTAGAGTCAGCCACACTAATGCAGGTGTCTGTGTGGTTAAAGGTTTCTGAAATCTCAGGGAGTTTGTTAACAAGCTGTCGTTCAACACTATAACCTACCCCCGTTCCATTCATAAGGATGTACATTGTTTCATCAAACGCTCGTACATCATCTACCGCAATGTAAGCACAATTAAAGCCCGCAATATTGTCTCGATCTAGCGCAGGCCCTGCCGTCATCAATGCCCTCATAGAGGGCATTACTTCTAGATTGTAAATAGCATTATAAATGCTATCATATGGAAAAATATCTGGATACTTTTTTCTCCAGAAATTACAGTATCGAGCAACAGTTTCTTCCCAAGTTTCTCGACGGCCCTCTGAATCAAGCCATCGTGCGTACCGAGATTTGTGAATATAGGTTTGAAAATTATCCAACTTAAACACCATCCTTATCTAGTTGTAGTTTTACCGGGTCATGCATCAATTCATCATCATCTAACTCTAGATCACGGATCATGTTTTCCGCCTCTCGCTCTTCGATCAAGCGTTGCTGATAACGCTTCTTACCTCGTTCTTTAATAGTCTCTTGCTCTTTATAGTTCTTCTTAATCATTATAGTGGCGGTATACGTACTCAAATCGCTCAGTAATCTTCTCTAGGAAAGCATCAACCAAATCTTCGGAGGTTACTTCTAGGAGTTCAAGAAGAGTCCACTCATCTTCCTTCTTAAGCAGTTCAATCAATTCATTTTTAGTCATTATCGGTCATTTCCACTCCCCAGAATTACATTTCGTAATTGGCGGGATTCAAGTTTGTCAAGGTTGCTCTTTGCAACATCCTCTAGCGTCCAGTTATTATCTGCTGCTACCTGGGACAAGTACCACAGCACATCACCTAGTTCTTTGTGAAGCTTGGCAGCACATTCTTCGGGGCCATAATCACCCCTCAGGAGGCGTTTAAACACCCCTGCAACCTCCCCAGCTTCTTCCAGAATACCCATGACGCGCTCTTCTGGTGGAGAGCCTGCAATCTTGTATTTAGCAGCTTCTTTCTGGTACTCATTTAGCAGCATTCTTAGCCTCCTCTACTTCGATAAACTTCTCAAGGAAATGAATGGCTTTACGAATGTCGTCAATGCCTCCCTTATCCCTCCACCGGGCAATGTACTTCAATGCAGTACCATCAAGATAACCAAGACCCCAAGCAGTAATCACATCCCAAGGTTGCAAGTTACCATACTGTTTGTAATGGTTGCCTGCCACTTGTTTGTCATTGGCAGTAGGCTTAATGTAAGTTGGCCCATTAATTATGGGGCTATTTGGAGTAATGCTTGGATATTGATAAGCAGGAATACCAGGCCACATATCTTTAATGTCGTGTTCGTTAATCATTTATATTTATTTTTTAAGTAGTTAAGGTAAGATTCGTTTACTGTGTGCAATATACTCATCTTTACTATGCACAATTCGGTGACAATTAGCACACAACATAATACAAAGAGCTAGTTCCTGTAGAATTTTTTTCCAACTACAATGCAAGACTTTACTTGGAATATCATTATCTTGAGTAGGGTCTACGTGGTGAAAATCAAAACAACAATCTGGAAAAACTTGTTGACAGTGACCACATTTTCCGCCCATGTGGGCTACTGCTTTTGTTTTATTGTCTCGTCTTAATTGCGCCCGTTGTAATTTACGGGCCGTGTACCACTCTGGGTCTTTTAATGCTTTTGCTCTTTGCCAATCTCGATGGTAGTTTTTTGGTAGTGTCATCCATACTTTCTTTTTAGATAAGCCAAGGACACGAACATTTCATCAAAGGAACCATTGCTAACTTCATTCAGCATAATAATACCACGCCAATGCTTGTTGCCTTGTGGTCCCATGTAATCTTCATCGTGCTCATAGCAAGACCCAGCAATAATACTGGTAATGGTTTCACCAGTGGCTTTAGAAGCGTAAGCAACTTGCCTACCTTGTTGATGCCCTGCAATAGAACTCATGTTAGTCTTACGAAGCTGCGCTGCTGCTGTACCTGCTGGCCTACCAGCTACACCCGTTACAAAGTAATGTGAGTAGGCCACACCATCAATCACAACAACATCTAG